CTCTAGATCCAACAAACGCAGAGATTGCTGCTGGATTCAACAGAGTTGACGTTTCTCCTGGTCCTTCTACTTGGGGTTCTGCTGAATATCAAGAAGCAAGAACTGGCGATGGTCCTGAAGGCGCTGATCTACCAGCAATCTCTGGTGATGAGTTCTATCTACCACTCAAGTATGCTGTTGGATCTTACTTCCAAGCAGGCGATTACATCCTAATTGATACACCACCTTCTGGCAGTGGAGCAACTGAGAGATATCCAGAACTCGTCAGAATTGCTGCTGACGGTCTTGCTGGTGCTATTAATGGCGTTCTCAAGGTTGTAAGACATCCACTTGGATCTTTCACCAAATACAAGCTAAATCAAGTTGGCAAGCAATATCTAGACACTCACCCAGACTCTGTAAGCATCTGGAAAGCAAACGTTGCTTTTGACGCTACTTGGATCACTGATGGTATTGATGGATCTGGCACAGCAGATAATGTTTATCTTGCTGAGTTTGGCGGTCAACTAACAACTAATGATTATGTTATTATTGACAGAGAAGATTCTGATGACGATGGAATCTTTGATCAGGGCGAAATCTTCAAGGTTGATACAATTCTAGATCAGATTCGCAAGAAACTATCTGTCAAGAATGGTTGTGACACAGACAATGAGCAAACTGTATTTGAAGTTGATTCTGTTGACGGATCTGTTATAATTGGTGGTGGAGATGCTACTGTCAATATCAATGGAAGTCTCAATCTAAATGGTCTTTGTGGAGTTTCCACTGGAGAATATCCAAGTCCTGATCCTTCTGCCGATAATCACCTAACACTATCTAATAAGTATGCTCCAACATTTGATGTCAATATCTGTAATGGCGATACTGTAATTGGTTCTACTGTTGGTACAGCATTCGCAATTGGTGGATACTGGAACTCAACTCCTGTTGATCATAACACCACCGATAGTATTGTTTATGGTTACAGACTTGATAAGTATACTCTCAATGCTGGTGGTCCTGTCAGCACTATTTCTGTTGGATTTACAGTTGACGATTGGAATATTCCTGTCAATGATTATACTGTATTCAATAAGGGTGATCTACTTCTAATCTATAACGGTACAACTCAGGGAGAAATCATCATCGTAACTGGGGAACCATTTACTAGTGGTGGTCAGGGATATCTTCCAACAATCTACAACGCTGAATATCTTGCTAGTGAGTATCCAACTGGTGGTAGAGGAGCAGAGGGAACTGGTAAGCAAAACTGGTCTGCTGGTGCTACAATTATCAAACTGAGAAAGTATCAAAATACCTCTAAGTTGATGACAGCAATTCCATCAACTGGTAGAACTGCTGTTGAAGCTCCAAATCTCAATCCTAACAAGATTAGAGTTACGTTATCCGATTCCAGAATCGTTGCTAATAAACTTGATACGGCACACTTCTTCAGAGTTGTAACTGGATCTTCGCAAGAATGGTTCTGGGCAGATTCTATTGATGGAAATGATTCTTCATATAATGTTAGACTTGCTAAGTCTACTCAAACTCCTGCTCAAGCAGCACTATCTCTTTCTGGAGTAACTGGAGATACTGGAGAATTCTTTACTCCATACTTTGGTGGCGGCACAACTATTATTCATGATGCTGTTGAAATTTACAGTGGCGAATTTAGAATGTATGGTTCTGATGGTCAGACACTGCTATTCAACGTTGCCAATGATGATGATCACCCTGGTGATGGTGCTATTCTTGATCCCAAGACAGCAAACGCAGGCATGTATCTCAAGGGTCATGCATTTATTGACGGTGATATCACAGTTAGAGCTGATGTTTGCGAAGCATGGGGCGAATGTGATCTAACCGTAAACTTCAAAGTATTTGGAGATACTGGTAATACAAATGTTGGTGAAAAACTATATGTAAAAGGTAGAGTTGTTCCAAATGATGCTGGTGACTCTGGAACTGAAGTATTCCACATTGATAACCTTGGTGGTGCTGGAACTGGTGGAACTGTTGGTCCAAGAGACTTCAAGATCTATCAGGATGGTTCTATTGACTCCTTCGGCATTAGTCGTTACTTCACCAGAAATGGTGGACGTAGATATACATATGTTGAACAGTCAGTTACTGGAATTGGACAGACTCAGGGAAGTCCACTACAACCAAATAACAACTATTTGTTGAATAACCCTGCTGGAACTAACATGGTTCTATATCTACCAGATTATGCTGAAACTGGTGACATGATTAGATTTGTTGAAGTTAGTGGTAATCTAACTTATGACACAACTGTTGTAATTAGAGCACTGAAAATCAATGGAACTGCTACAGCAATTCAGGGTGATACTTCTGGTAGTAAGATCGCAGCTGGTAATGGTTTCAACGCAGTAGCATGGGATAGCGGTGAACTTATTGTTCAAACAAGAAACGCTTCCTTCGGACTAATTTATGTTGGTACAACCGATGCTGCTGGTGATCCAAACGCTCAATCAATTCCTTCCAACCTCCGTGGTTGGTGGCTCACCGAACTCTGATACAAATGGCACAATACTACAATTCAATCAAAACGATGAAAACCGCCCGTATTGGCACCATCATGCCATGGGGCGGGGACGGATTTAGTGGATTTGGACCTGGCAATAGACCTGCTGGGTGGGAATTATGTGATGGAAGCACAAGAGATGCTGCGGAGTTTCCTCTGTTAGCATCAATTGTTGGCAACACATATGGCGGTAGTTTTACTGGAGACTTTCCAGATTATGTTGGAGATTTTGTTCTTCCCAACATTAGTAACCGTGCCATGGTTGATTTGGAAAAAGAATATCTTGGGTTGGTTGATTATCAAGCAGGTCAGACTAATGTCTTGAATACTGTTATTGACTCTAACGGAACAAAGTTTGGAGATTTGGTATCTGATTTTGGAACTACACAAGTAATTAAAACAGTATGGTCTGCTAATGCTGATATTGATTTTACATTACCAGCAGGACTCACATTGACTGGAAAGTATACAACTCTTGGTATTACTGATCCAGACTTCCAAACGTCAATTACAACATTGAACAGAAAGTTGGGTATCAATCATACTCCAGCACACCCACACGTTGATTCTATTGCTTCAGTATCTGCTAGTTTTATCGGACCAGCACCATTTACATCTGCTCAGGTTCAAGCATCTGGAAACACTGAACATCCAAACTGCTCTTCTGTTGTTTCTAGAAATCATACTTGTGACTTGCTTCCAAGTGCTCAGGAAGCACCATCGTGGCAGAATGGTAGAACTTTGGTGGCATATTATGGCGATGAACAATACGAACATACTATACCATTCATGGATAAGTTCCAAGATTTTGTAAACGATTCTGGTAAAGATTATTGGTCTCAAGTTCCTGCTCCAGATTGGCATAGCGGAACTCCCACGAGAAATAGTCCACAAGCACCAAATCAATCATATAATTTTGTTGACGTTGGTGGATTTACTAGCACAACTCCAGTGACAGAACCAGAAAAATCACACGCAATTCCAGCATGGTCTGGTCTTATTCCAAAACCAATGATCTTTGGATCTAGAAGAAATTTCTTCGGTAAGAATACTGGATCTACATATAACGCTGTTACTGATAACCCAGAAGACCCAGCTTTATATTTTACTATTGGTAATGTATCTGTTCCAAATGGTGTAACTGAATTTACACTGCCAGTTGGAACTGATATTAGAACAGAGTATACAGAAGGTGATGTAACTTATTATCAGTATGATAGAATTCACCCATGGCAAATGGTTGACGCTGAATGTTTTGCTAAAGGTAGTTACATTGTTCAGATTACGCGAGAAGGTGATAATGATTCGAATTATGTTTACACAATTGAATTGAATTTACCAACAATTGCTGGTGGAACATATAATGTAACCTTCAAAGAAGGAACATTTGCTACAACAATGAATACGGTTGGAAATAATGATGAGAATGCTACTAGTTTTATTTCTCACAACCACGGATCTTTTGATCTTACAATGGGTAAGGGATCTCTGAATCCACCAGCAACACATCCAGTTCCAACAATTAGTATTGGTGACGTGAACCCAGACAACCTCAATGATGCTCTAAATATTATTGTTGATACTTCTCAACCAGCACTGAATGTTGTCTATCTGATAAAGGCATACTAATGGCAAGTCTATACTCTTCAGAAAGAGCAAAATATGGAAATCTTACAGGTCAAATTATTATTTGGCCTGTTGAAGTAAATCCAGACATCAACAGCTCTGCTAATAAAAAAGCATTGCCTTCTGGTTATCTGAGATGTGATGGATCTATTTACAATGCCTCAGATTTTCCTAGACTTGCTGAAATATGTGGTGTAGGAACGTCTGGTAAATTTGTCAGACGAAATATTGATGGTGATGCATTACAGTCTCTTAGTGATGAGCAATTTGTTGTTCCTGATCTTGGATCAAAATATCCCAAACCAACAACTGGACCTGATGCTGGTCAATACAAATCTGTAAGAGTTGTAGCACAGAATGGTATTGAGGGTAATAGATCTGGTGTTGGAATTGAAGCAACAGCAACATTAGGCACCACTATTCAGTTAACCTACAGTGGTTCTTTTGTTGTTTCATCCCAAACTATTGAGTTGAAAGGAAAACCATCTTGGACTTGGGGAACTACGGAAGGTAAAAGAACTGATTCTGAAGTAGTTGATTCTCAGGGTATCCATGGTCACATGCACTTTGGAACGTTCAAGAGAACGAGAATCAAATCAAATACATCAGAAGTTGATGTAAATGCTCCTGGAACTTATCTAGATCCAACTCCAATTGGACAAGTAGCATATTGGAATGCCACTACAGTTCCGATTGATGATTGGTTGGAAGGAACAAAAGCGTCTGGTTGTAACTTTCCTGGAAGTAATCAACCACCTTGTAGAGCAATGGCATCTAATGCTTACGCGAGAGGATATGAATTTTATTTTGGTGCCTTTTCTGGCACATTTGACCCAACTGCTTATGGTGATGGTTGTTTCAATGGTGGTCAAATCCTAGAAGATGCTTGGACATATAATTGTTTGATGACATCAGGATGGAATAATTTTCCTATTTCTAGTGGACCGTGTAAAGTTGCTGGTTTGACACCATATTCTTCTTCTGGAACGAATCTTCTTGTTGGATGTGCTTTTGAAGGTGAAACAACACTAAGTGTTTCTGAAAGTGTAAACGCATTTTATGTTGATGGTGGTGCTGGAGTTCCTCTTGATTGGAAAGATCAATCACTAGCAGATGTTCTTCCTTTGAATAGTAATCTTGCTACAGATGATAGTAGAGTTTATGCCACGTTGTTCAATGATATTACAGAAACAGAATCTCTAAGTGAGAGTCCAGATCCAACTGAACACTTTCATAAGATTTCTTTGGAACAAGGAACTCATAGTTTCAAAATGATTACTGATGCTTTGGAGTTATCTCCAGATAATTTGGTAACCAAATTAAATCTTTCTGTTGATAACTCTGCTTCGATAGATAATATATCGATGCCTTTCATTGTTTTAGAATACCTAATCAAGATCTGACATGCCACAAACTACTCTATCTACTCAACCTGAATATAGAAATATCAGATCAAATTATTATTCTGATAAATCTGCTGATACAACAGAAGTTGGAACTATTATTACGACGTTCAAGTCTATTGATAACGTCTATGATAATTCATATGTTCCTGGATTTGGAGTGACTGGAAGTTATAAAAATATTTCTGGAAATGCTGACACTCCAAATAATCCAGATTATCAATATATTGGATACATTTATTGCGACGGTGCTCTTTACAATATTGAAGACTATCCTGCTTTGTATAAGGCAATTGGTAATGAGTATGGTGGTGAAGCAAGAAAAGGTTTACAGATTTTAGATGGAGGATCTGGATATAATGGCACTACAACTATTACATTTGATCCACCAGCAGGTTATGATCCACAAAATCCTGGTGATTTGGAAGTTATTGAAGCTGGATTGACAGTTGTTGATGGAGTAATTTCTTCAATATATGTTCTAAAACTTGGATTTGGATACACATCAACTCCTTCGTTTACTTTGAATGATGCTGGTAGTGGAGTTGGGTTTGATTTACAAATAAATTTGAATGCTAATGGTCAAGTTGAGGATGTTACTCAAGATAATGTATTTAATTATCTTGGTGAGACTGGACTTGGTACATTCAATGTACCTGATTTGAAAGCAAGAAAGATTGTAGGATACGGTAATGTTTATGGTCCTGGAAGTCCTACTATTGGATTGATTAGTGTTGGTGCTGGTGCTAATTCTGTTGGTGGTAAGTGGTTGCTTGACAAAGATGCTCAAGAGGGATTGTTCTCTCTTGGTAGCATTACTACAACTGGATATACCGATGTAACGGATACTACTAGCACTCGTATCACTGGATCTCAAACTGTCAATGTTACTCTTGGAGCAAAAAGATTACAGGGAGTTCCTGAGCACAGTCACTTTGCTTATCACACATATCCTGGATCTGATGTTCAGAGTTTAGGAGCATACAGTGGTGACAGATATTTGGTTGAATATAAACAATCAAATGGTAAGTTGTATCAATTTTTCCCAGTTGGCGGTATTGCTTTTGAGCATACTCATGCTTTGCTAAAACAACCATTAGCAGACAATACTGTTGCTACTTATGATGTTCTTGATTGGGTTCCTGGAGCAGAAGGGACTGGTAGTGTCAAATACAATAGCGATGGCGCTGACTATTACTTTGCTTCTGGATCAGCAGCTGCTGGAACATATGAACTTGTCACATATATTCCGCCAACAACATTCAAAACATTCAATACTGGTTCTGTTATTGGTGGTAGAACAGTATTTCTTGGCGGTGTTCCAATCATTGAATATAATGAACTAAACGATTACACCACCGCTCAAACAAATACACCTTTAACTTTCCCAGATAATTGGGAAAAGATGATCATTCAAGTTGCTGGTGGCGGTGGATCTGGATCTAATGGTCTTAGTGATGGAAACAGTGGTTCTGCTAGTTCTGTTACTATAGGATC